TTCGGTTCACGCGCCTCGGTATGGTATGGCGTGCTTACCCAGTACGCGGCGCGGTCTTGGACGTTCTGACCGCCCAGCTTTTGGTAGGGCGGGTCAGTTACAACGCTGTCGATGAAGTTCGCAGGCAAGCCGCGCAGCACCTCCAGGCAGTCGCCGAGATGTAGTTCATATTCCATGGTTACTCCGGGCAGCCTCTGCCCGCCGAGGCGTTCAGCGCAATAGGTGAGGGTGGGGTTATGGGAGGTTATCTGCACCGCAGTTTCGGCAGTCAGAAACGTAGCACTCAGCGACCGCGATGAATCGACCGCAGCCCTGACAGTTGAAAACCTGCTTTCTCGCTCGACGCGGCTTCGGCAGTTTGATTCCAGTTCCGCGCAGCGCTTCTTTTATCGAAACGTCATCACGCTCAACCAGTCGGCGCGAGCGCGCTTCGACGTAAGCGCAGGGCCAGACAATGCAGCCGCCGGGAGTGCCGATCAGCGTCATCGTGTCGGCCCGATGTACCTTTACGGCTTTGCTCAGGTCGCTGGTGTAAGAGCCGTCAGTCGTAAACCAGATGAGGTTGTTGCCATTCCAGGCTTGAGGCTTCTGAATGTAAAACTCGTCTGCGTCTGGATGCTGCTGAAGTGCTTCCAGATGCGTTACGCACTGACAGTCCACGCCGAGGCGTGTACGGGCATCGACGTATTGCTTTGGCCACGGGATGTCGGTATCGCGATGACTTGTTGCTTGCTCAATGGTGTAAATCTCGGCCTTAGCCAGATCAGTGACGTAGCCCTTTCCTTCTTTTGCCCAGAACGAAAGACCATCCCCAACGTATGCATGGTCCCGACTGTCCTGAAGGTAAAACTGACTCATGGCGTTTCTCCATGGCATGCGCCGCCCTCCGGTGTCCGGTGGTGGCAAATAGGTTGGGGGTGAGCTATAGATGATCACCGGCATGGAGCCGGATCAAAGGAGTGCTTGATGGAGCGATTTACAAATAGCCTCAGATCCTCAGTGGACAACCAGAATTGGTACGTCGCACTTTCCTCAGCGCTTACTTTGCCCGACGTGTGTGGTCGCCTTGTAGAGCCGAATGAGAAAAGTAGCGAGCGCAGATATTCGAATTGGTTTACGGCATGGATGGAGCCCGCTTACACCTATGACCTCTTGGGTAGACCTGGGCATGTATTTCTGACCGGTGGAGATTGTTATGCGCTCAGATGTAGCTATTTACACGAAGGAGGAGCAGATATCAGTGCGCAGCGGGCGCGTAAAGCTTTAGATAGCTTCCACTTCATCTCACCGCCAACCAATGGATTCATTATCCACTGTAATGAAATGCATGGTGTGTTGCAGCTGCAAGTGGATATATTTTGCCGTCAAGTTGCGGATGCGGTTGATCGCTGGGCCACTTCGGTAGGGTCAGACGAAGTTATTCAAGAGAGGATGAAGTCATTACTGACCATACATACGAACGTGCCAGGGTTGATGGATTATGATTGGGGTTGATTTACTCGTCGCTGCATATGCGCAAAGGCTCACGCTGGAAAGCCCGCTCCAACTTCCGCGCCACAGCCGGTGACACCGTGATTTCGTGGCGCGGAACCTTATGCATCAGGCTGAGAAGCTACCAAGCGCCAGTTGAGCAGCATCGCCCACCTTCGCTTCAAGCACCGACTTAAACTCTTGCGCAATCTCTTCGCGCTGCACGTCCTCGCCGACCCAACGCAGCTTCAGCACCGGATGTGCGCCGCTGGTGATGACCGAGATTCGCAGGATAATTTCGCGCATCTGCAAGCCTTCGAACGGCACAGCCGAGAAGATCAGCGACGTGGGCAAGGTTTCCTTGCTGGTCGCCTCGATGGCATCCATTGCGCTGCGGCTGGCGCGTGTCTCGCTGACGGTGTGATCGCTTTCCGACGATGCCTTGACCGTGATCGTGCGCACGGCGGCGATGGCTTTGGCCAGCGGGATATCCTTTAGGTCATCACCGACCGCCGACAGCGTGCTGTGCCAGTCTTCAATCCAGTCGCTCATATCCTTCTGCGACATGCCCCGGCCACTGATGGCCTGCACGGCCTGATAGGCAGCGGTGGGCTTGAGCTTCAGCACGGCGCGGTCATCAGCGTGCCCTGGCACTTCCTCGTTGCCCAGGTTGAACAGCACCGAACAGGTCATTTCGTCCTGATTGATGAAGCCTTTTGCGTCGGCGACTGCGCGGTCGGACACGTACTTGGCGAAGTCCGCCAGGGAGTTGGTGGAGAACGTGCCACGGAAGCGACTGCGGCCTGCGCCGAATTGCTCAAGGTTCACGACCTTTGCGCCTTCCGGCAGCACGATGGTTGGCGTGACGGTGTTCAGCTCTTTGCCTTCTGCGATCAGCGCGGTGTCGGTGATCAGCTGAATTGCTTCTTTCGTGAGGGACATTTGTCAGCTCTCTTTGGGAGGAAGGGGTGTTGCGATTGATCAGGTGCGAGGCTTGACCGGTGCTTGGTCGCGTTCGAACAGCTGGCCAGGGTGCGGAGCTTCAGCGAACAGCGTTACTTGGCCGCCGGTGCCGACGTTCATCGGGGTATCCAATGCGGTGTTCTCGCTCCGGGTCCCGCGCTTGGTCGGCACCTTGTAGTCGAGCTTGTGTTTGATCTTCACCATGTGGGAATCGCCGATCTGGCTCATGTCCAGGGTGATGACCAGCTTCCCGGCCTTGCCATGCTCGACAACGCCCGAGGCGACTTCGGAAATTGCGTAACCGATCTGGCTGGCGAAGGCTCCGCCATTCAGCTCGTTCAGAAACTCGGTTGTATCGGTAGGTGTGGACATGGTTTTCTCCGGGGCTTGATTCCACTGGGTGGGATGTTGAGTTGAAGAGGGCGGCGGCGATGGTTGGCGCGGGACTGCATGCGCCTCATTTCGGGCTTGGCCCTTGCAGCGGGTAGTCGATGTTGAATTCACGAATCAGCCGATTGATCATCGTGTTACTCAGTCCCAGCTCAACGACGGCTGCCTTCCGCGATATACCGCGGTCGCGGGCGGCTTTGATCCGGACCACGTTCAGTGCGTCAGCCACCGGATCGTGTTGATACGGAATGAGGTTCGAAGCCGGGCTGAACGCTTTGTATTCGAAGCCGTGCACGCGGGCCATTTTCCGAAGCCTGTAGATGCTCAGGCTGGTTTCGCGCATTACATCGGTGATCGTCATCGTCTCGGCAAGCTTGCGGACGAATTCAACCTGTTCAGCTCGAGCGTGGCAGCGGTCTTGGATGGCGTCTTGAGGGGCGGCGGCGCGCATAGCCTCCTTTGTGCGGCGTCGTGGTGCGGGCTGGGGAGCACTTGGCGCGATCATGCGGCCGTATGGCTTCGGCTCCGGCCTGATCGGGAAGCCTTTGAGCGTCCCGATCACGCCGCCGCGCTTGAGGAACGCAGCCACCTCAGCCTCGAGGATGGCGGACCGCTCTTTGTTGCGCTGAATCGTGCTCAGCTCTGGACTGATCATCGGCTGGCACCGTACAGAGCGAACAGCGCCAGGCCGGTGGCGATGGCAGCAGTCCAGCGCAGCATGTGAGTGGCGAACGACCGCTGACGTACAGGCTGGGCTTCCAGTTGATCAGCGGCCTTGCAAGCGGCGCTGTGGCCGCGATGCACGCCGCATACATTACCTGTCGAGCGCTCGACGATGCCGAACTCGTTATTGCCGTTGGGCACCACTGTGAAGCGCGGCAGGGCTGCCGGATTCTTGCGGCCGACCTTGTCGTAAAACTCGGCAGTGGAAAGGGTGCAGCGCTGACGCAGGCCTTCGAGGATTGCACGACGCTGGCTGATTGTCTGATGCATATGAGGCTCCTTGACCGCATTGGTCAGATGACAGGCGCGGGTGATCGAACCCAGCCGTGAGACTGGCCTGGCACCTGCCGATGCGGTCGTTTGATTTGGGGGAGGGTGCCAGCCTTGATTGTTTACGGTCTGGCAAGTGGGCGAACTGATCGGTCATTCTGTTCGAGGTCCCATCTACAGGGGCACCCCATCCGCCGTAGCGTTGTCACCAGAACTTTCCCACTTTGTTGCGTTGATGCAGGGGGTCGATTTAACGGTTTGAACTCATCCGCATCGGAGATTGATCGGAACACCAGGGCGCTACCCCTGCTTGATTCCCGCCGCGTTTCAGGTATTGGCCGACAGATTCGGCTCAGGACTTTTCCGGGGCTTTGCGATCCTAGCGCTGCAGCCCGCTTGGGCACGCTCCGATCAATCTCCGATGCGGACTGGTCTGCGTTGAAGCGTTCCAGGCGATCGGGAAGGTCTCCAACCTTCAGACGGGGACTCTGATTATTTACATTGCCGTAGGCCCGTGAAGCGGCAATTTCTGTCTGGCTTTCGCCATGTTTCTTGGTGCAGCTCTCAGCAGATCGCCGCCACTGGCCGAAGCTTGTCCGAGCCCTTACGGCTGATCTTCTGTTCGTACCCGCCCCGGCGTGACTCGGGGGCTCTGCGCTCGCGCCTCATCGATTCATCGCCCAGCACTGCGTGCAGAACGATCACCGACATGAACAACAGGCAGAGCGGGGAAATGATCTGACGGCGCATGGCCTCGGCGATCATCGCTGTCTGGCGATTCACGCCGAGCTTGAACATGGCGACCGACAGCCGCTTGACGACCGTGCCCGGGGCGATGCCGAACGTGCGGGCGATTTCCTTGGCTGTGCAGCCCTGGGCGGCTGACAATAAATACTGCAACTCTCGCGGCGCAAGACCACGGCCGAGGTGGCCTCTCCATGCCCCACATACGATGGTGGTGTCCATTACGTTTTACTCGGTGGTTGTCATCCCAAAGCACCCGGCAAGCCAGGTGCTTCAGTGATGCTGTCCAACAGGTGATTCCGTTCTCTGTAAAGAGCTTCGTCCAGTCGGTCCCGTTATCCGGGGCTGGGAGATCACTTCGCTGATCCCGTGCTATCTGGCGGCTTCACCAGTCTTGTGGTCGATCCGAGAGGCGCCTGCTGAAGCGCCAGCTCGTTTCGATAGGTGCAGTTAACCATCGGTATATTTATAGGTCAATACCGATGGTTAATTTATTTTCGCGAGGCGTGCGTTATGATTTTGACGTTACTGGATGTATGTACAGTTATTGAGGGCGGGAAATGGGAAGCGTTAAACCATCAACACGTGTTGAGATGTCCGGAGTAGAACGTTTGGGTCTGCGAGTTTCGGAAATGATCAACCATCCAGTCGCCCAGATTCAGCGCTGGGTGACGATTCATCGCCTGGATACGGACGGAGACAGGGAGTGGGAAGAGGTGATTGGCGTACTGTCCGCTACGGACGAGCTTGATTTAACCTTCGAGGATGATGGAGCGGTCACCGTGAGGTGGGAGGCCACACCGCTAGAGGATCGACGCGGCGAGGTGATTGATGAGAGGGAAGAGGAGGCTGCACCTTTCTGATGCTCAATAAAAAGCCCGCTCAGGTGGCGGGCTTAGTCAATGGCGGCGCTAAACGCTCCCGGCTAATTGGAAGTGCAATTCACCATTTGCGCCATTTTTCATGCTGTAGCGATTCCTGAACTCTTTTGCGTCTTCTTTTTCTGCGAAAAACCCAGTGACGACGGTCATACCGTCATCTGGTAGCACCATGCCCGGCATGTCGGCGACCCGTTTTCTGACAGCATCCATTTCGCTATCGCTGCCGCAGTCATAACGCACTGTCCAGCCACCTGTCGCTTCCTCAGGAGCAGGCGCTCCCGAACTGGAATCCTCTAATGGCTCGACGTCAGATCTGCAGTGCTTGCATTTAACTGCCGCCTTTTTGATCGCCTCAGCGCAAAAAGGGCAGTTACGATATTGCGCTTCCGGCCCGTGAACGCCTGTTTGGATTTGCGCTTTTTTGCTCATGAGTGCGATAAGCAGGCCGCCGAGAGCGATAAATCCAGCAATGATCGTATAGTTCTGACGCTCGGACATGAGCCCTATGTTGTTCACCCGTCCAAACCCCGATACCACGGATACATCCATGTTCATGGCTAGAATGATGCCTACAACTCCGCAAGCCAGTATTAAAAGTCCACATCCTCGCACTGCTCATCCCTCCTGAATTGAAAGCTGATATTACCTTGATTGCACTTGGCAACCAGCTCACGCTCCATCGTTCTGCGTCAAATTTTAGATGCGCGGCGCCTCGAAAATCAGACCGCCTGACCGTTCCATACGTAAATCACTCGGGCCAGAATGTGGGTGTCGTCGACCCGAATGTCCTCTGGGTCATGATGTTTGTTGTCTGAAATCATCTTGAAGCGATCCTTGCCTTTCTTCTGTAGACGTTTCACATACAACATTTCGTCGTATGAGAACAGATAGATCCCGTCCCCTGTAAATTCCCGGACCGTTACATCGACCAGCAGAGGGTCGCGATCTTTGATAGTGGGCGCCATCGATTGGCCCCAGCCAGTTATCATTTTGAGATGGAAGTGCTCTTTGAACGTGACGCCCATCTCGCGAAGATGCTTGGGGCTTACCCTGATGTCTTGAAGCATTTCAGGGTACTCGCTCGGTATTTGCCCGCCGCCCATAGCTGCGCGGACATCGTAGTGAGCAATCCATACCTCATCACCAACCAAGCCGGGCCGGGAATAATCCGCTCCCTTTATGTTTGCTCCGGCGACGCTGGCAGCTACTTCCTCAACCGCATCAGCGATCTTTTGGCGCGCGTCAGCGGGCAGATTTTTGCCGTGTTTGGCAATCATCTGCTGGACGATATCGACGGATGACTGGGAGGCAGCAGGCTTCGCTGCGCTGGTCAGCGACGCAATTTCTTTTGCCAAGCGCGGACTGAACCTCTCTACGGGCTCTTGAAGCATCCGCGAAAGCACTGCTGCGAATCTCGTATTCAGGGGATTTATGCCCTTGAAGTACAGGTTCACGGCAGCCGGAGTCATACCGGCCTCATCAGCGATTTTTTTCTGACTCAGCTTCAGCTCGTTTTTTTTCGAGAGGAACAAGTCGTGTGCTTCTGCGCACTCGGCGAGCAGCTCGGGCGGGAGGATGCGTTTCTTCGTCATCGCGCGAATGTATACCAACGGTTAAAAATAAGAAGAAACCATCGGTATTGATTAAAAATTAACAGATGGTTAACATCGGCCTCATCTATAACAGAGGCGCGACCCATGATTGAGACTTCCCTCGACAAGTTCGTGGCTGACAAAGGGCAGTCCGAAGCCGCCAGGCTTCTTCGGGTTACTGCTCCGGCCATTCACAAAGCTTTGACTGCGAAGCGCGACATCCGCGTTCTTGAGATGCCTGACGGCAGCTTTCGAGCACAGGAACAGCGCCCATTTCCCTCTCATACGTCAGCTGCACATGCCAGCAGCGTGAGTTGAATTATCCGCTCAGGCGGGACGGGCGGGCAGTAGGGCGGTATGGCTGTTGATTCATCCAGTACCAAATTTCAGGCAAAAAAAAGCCGGTGGCTAGACCGGCTTCTTTACAACTTGCGAGACAGATTATGCACATCAGACCTGAGCAAGGCAACACAGGTAGAACGATTGGAGTAGCACTGTGAGCGTTCAAGCAATGTCGTGGGCGCTACAGATCCCACGCGTGACCCTTTCCGACTCCAGCGCCCGGCACGTCCTGCTTTGCCTGGCCAACTACGCCGGTACTGACGGACGCGGGGCGTTCCCTTCGGCCACCACCCTGAGCGAAGACACTGGCCTTTCCGAGCGCACAGTTCGTTCCAAGCTTGAGCTGTTGAGGGCGTCTGAACTGATCGTTACAGGCAATCAGGCGCTGGCCGCTGTTTACATCGAGCGTCATGACCGACGCCCAGTCGTCTATGACTTACCGATAAAGCGGGGTGCAAATCCTGCACCCCGGACTGAACGGGGTGCAGATGACGGCACGGGGTGCAAATCACAGCAGAACGGGGTGCAGAATTCGACCGAACGGGGTGCGAAATCTGCACCCAATACGTCACTTAACCATCAATTAACCGTACAGCAGCAGCCGCGCGAGATTTCGGACGTAATCGATGAGCAGGACAATCAGGCCCTGGAGTCGACCGACGATCGCCAGCGCTTCGCCATGTTTGCCGACTGGGCTCCGGAAGTCCGCTACCTAATCGCCCAGGCTCAGATCGCTGGCGTGAAGCCGACCGATATCTCTGACGCACTGATCCGCAGCTTCATCGGCTGGTTTGTGGCCAAGCAGAGCACCGTAGATACATCCGCCGGTTGGTGTCACCGCTTGGTTGGCTGGTACGTGAGGGAGCGGGCCAAGGGGAATTTGCCAGAGTCAGAGGAAGGTGCCGAGGCAACCGGCAGTTGGGCGTCCAAGGGGGTGATCCTGTGAGCGGTCCTGTTCGAGCTGGTTATCTGGTCCACAACCGGACAACCGACCCAGCCTATCGCCCAGCACCAGCCGTGACCGTCGAAATTGATCCTGCAACCGAGCAGGTGATCGACGAACTATTCCTCCGGCTGCAAGGAGCGTGCGGCGCGTGGCGCCAGTCCTGGCCAAACCAGAAAATCATGGATGCCTCAAAGCTCGAGTGGATTGCCGAGTTCATGCGCTCCGGCATCACTTCGATGGATCAGTTGCGCCACGGTATGCGCATGGTCAGCGCGAGCAAATCGGCATTCGTGCCCGCGCCTGGCGTGTTCGTGAGCTGGTGTTTTGCGCCAGAGGGTCTTGGCTTGCCAAGCGTTGAGGTTGCTTACTCGCAGGCCTTGCGCAACTCACACCCAGGCATGGAGGGGCGCGGTAAGTGGTTTCACCCAGCGATCTATCACGCCACTGCTGCCGCTGGATTCCTGAGCCTGCAAACGCTCCCTCGCGACTTGGGCATTACCCGGTTTGAGCAGAAATATCTCGAGCAGTGCCGCAAGCTCTGGCGTGGTGAAGCGCTGCCGCCCGTGCCAGTGGCGCAGCTCGCAGCGCCCGGCAAATCAATAACTCCCGAAGTGGGTAACAAGGCGTTGGCCGAACTCCGTGCCAAGCGCAGCGGAGACACGCAATGAGCAAACTTACCAAGGCGGCGCGCGACCGCGAATGCCAGATCCGTTACCCAG